GGTAGTTATGGTGAGCAACCTGCAAGATGGGTACAATATTTTTTTATAATTAAAAATGCGATGGCGAAAAAGAGCAAAATGATACAAGAGAAAGCGAAAAAAGATGTCTGATATTATCGTAAAGTTTAAACCACAAGGTCATAAAGCCTTAATTAACGCTATAAGAGAATTAGAGAAAGCACAAAAAGGTTCATCTGGTGCTACTGATGAATATAGCAAAAAAAGCAAAGGTGCTGTTAGAAATACACGTTTATTAGGTGGTTCTTTTGCTACTATGCGTTCTCACTTATTGTTATACAACTTTGCTATGGGTCTTGGTATTAAGCAAACCATTGAATTTGCAAGACAAGCAGCTCGTGTAAAAGATATGTCAAGAGCATTTACTACATTAAGTGGTACTGGCGAAAATTCAGCTATAGCAGTTTCTAAAATAAGTAATGCAGTAAAAGGCACAATGAGCCAAATGGACTTATTTAAACAATCTAACAATGCTATGATTCTTGGTGTTACAAGAAATACAGATGAAATGGCTGAGATGTTTAAAATAGCACAAACATTAGGTGCTGCACTTGGTGTCGATACTCCAAACGCTGTAGAATCACTTATTACTGGTATTGGTCGTCAATCAAGACTGATGCTTGATAACATTGGTATTATTGTAAAAGCAGATGAGGCATACGAATCTTATGCTAAAAAATTAAAAATTACAAAAGATGAATTAACAGACGCACAAAAAAAACAAGCATTTTTTACTGCTGCTATGGAATCAGCAAGAGCTAAAGCTGAAGAACTTGGTAATCAACAACTAACTGCAAGAGATAGATTTAATCAATTTAATGCAACTATGTCTGATTTTACTAATTTTATTGGTGATAAAACTACACCTATAGTTCTTGATTTTTTTGATAGTTTTGGAGAATCATTAAAAAGAATAACAGAAACAGATTTAGAAACTTCAATTAGAAAATTAGAGGAGCTTGGCGTATCAGCAGAACGATTAGCAGATTTAAATAGAGTGTTGGGTTTACAAGAAGCAAGAAAGCAAATAAAACAATCCCAAAAAGATATTTCTGAATCTTTAGAACAAATAGTTATGAGATTTGATGAAGAAAAGGTTGAAGGTTTTGGAGTTCAAGTTGATAAAATACAAACTTCGATGGGTATTCTATCAGGAGCACCACAATTTGATTTTAAATTTGATATTAGCAAATTAAATGCAGAATCATTAAATGAAGAACTTGAAAGATTAAAATTAAGTAGTGAAGCAGCTGCTATACAACTTGCACAAGCTGATGAAGGTAGTGAGTATGCACAATTTTTAGATAATGCAATAATTAAAAATGCAGAACTTTCTGTTGTTTATAATCAATTATTAAATCAAATAGAGTTAATGAATCAAGCTAACAAAACATTAACACAATCTAATGGAGATGTTGTTGATACTGAAGAAGATAAAAAAAAGAAAATAGAAGAAACAATAAAATGGAGTGCTTTATCAACTGAACAACAACTTAAGCACGTTTCTACATTAATGACTGCATTAGGAAATTTAACAGGTTCTACAGGTAAAAATGCTAAAATACAAGCAAGATTTGCACAAGCAGCAGCTATAATTGACACATACGCAGGTGCCAATAAAGCATTTAAACAAGGTGGTACATTAGGATTTGTTACAGGTGCAGCTATTATTGCTCAAGGTTTAGCTAATGTTGCTAAAATAGAAACTCAATTATCTAAAATGGGTGGTGGTGGCTCTGGAGGTGGTGGAGGTGTCTACGAGTCATTTGAACAAGGTGGTTATGTAGGTGGTAGACGACATTCACAAGGTGGCACTATTATAGAAGCAGAACGTGGTGAGTTTGTAATGAGTAGAAATGCAGTAGAATCTATCGGCTTAGAAACTCTTAACCAAATGAATCAATCAGGTGGTGGTGGAAGTATTAATGTAAGCGTTACAGGTAATGTTTTAACACAAGATTTTGTAGAAGGTGAACTTGCAGAATCAATTAAAGAAGCTGTCCGTAGGGGTAGTGATTTTGGGATTGGTTAATGTTAGAATTACCTCCAAAGTTTAAACAAGCATTAGGCAATGGTGTAAGAACATCTTTATATCCTTTGGTTAGGATTTATAAAGGTGTACAGATAGATGATCCATTAGATTCGGCGACAGAAGTAATTAATTTATCAATTAAGGAAACAAACATAGGTGGTGAGGCGTATAACCCTTTACTACTTAATAGTCCTTCAATCAAATCTTCAGCCGATATTATTAATTCAAAATATACCATATCAAGTGTATCCTTATCTATATCTAACAATCAATATAACGGCAAGATATTTAGTGATGATGTACAATCTTTGTTAAATGCTGTTGTACAGGTATATTATGCTTCTAATGGTATAGACACCTTAGATGATTGTTTACTTGTCTATACTGGTACAATTAGGCGTTATAGTCAATCGGCTGAAACTTTAAGCTTTACTTTAGAAGATCTAACACAACAAAAATTAGCAACACAAATACCATCTACTACATTACAAGATGAAGATTTATATAGTGAAGAACAAATTGGACAACCTTACCCTATGGTATATGGATATGTAGACAAAAGTCCAACAGTTATAAACAAATTAAACGACATAGAATTAGATAAACCTAATGAAGAATTATTTAATGTATGGAACGCTGCAAATAAAATATCATTTAAAAATCCATACATAGACAACCAACACGTTTTAATAGTTGATAATTGGTTAAATGAAAATGCAAGTCTATCTGTATATAATGATGGTTATATGCCTATTATGGAAGAATTAGCAAAAAAATTTGGTTCAAGAGAGTATCCTAATTTAGAAACAAATATATATACTTTTGAAAATGCTAATGCAAATGGTAGTGCTAAATTTAACCTTAATGAAAATTCATTTTTATATGAATCATATACAGAAGAAGAAGATGTATTAGTAGGAACAGGAGAAATAGGTTTACCTACAAGAATATATAGACCTGTAGAAAAAGTATCTTTTTATGCAAAAAATCACGGAAAATCAACTATTTCAGGTGAAGATGATTATACTTTTGTAAGGTCATCTAATAAGTTTTATGGTTATACAAATGATAGATTAGACAATATTACTAAAGTGGTTAATGTTTTAGGTGATGATAATGATAATTCTGATTTAGATAGTAAATATGATGAAAATTGGGATACAGGCGATAAAACTTGGTGGAAAGCTACAAACATTAATGATAATGTAACACAAGAAGGTGAATTTAGAGAAACTATTGACCAAAATCACGTTAATGCAGGTTATGATGGTAATTTTAATGTAGACTTAATACAAAATAATCGTAATGATACAGGTTTGCATATAAACTCACAAATAAGAACAAGTCACCCTGAAAGTGGTGGAGCTTATGCAAGATTAGAATTAAACAAAGACATAGGCGATTATTCTTGTGTAACTAAAATACTTTATCATATACAATATACAACTCCACAAAATGAACATTATACAATAGATTACCAAGATGATGAAATATATTTATCTTCAAGACTAAGGTATCAACCAGTAAGTTTTTGGGTTGAAAAACAATTATTAAATACAGATAAAGAAAACAACTATGAATTTGACGATATGGATAATGACAATAATAATTGGCACAAATATTACGATACAGAAGATTGGGTTACAGAGTGTCAAGTTCCTAATCAGGAACATTCTTTTCATATAAATGAATCAGAAAGAAGATATGAAACTTCTAATACTAATTTAAATGGTATAGCTGGTACTGATTATGATAATGTTATTATAGGTTTCGGCACAACTAATGCTTATGACAGCATTCAATGGGGTATGCCTTTAATTAAAAGTCAAGGAGGTAGTCAGCAACAAGTTTCTTCAGTTATGGCTAACCTTAATAACTTTTACACATTACAAGATTGTTTAATTACTGATATATATAATCAAGATTATTTTGCAAGTATTGTAGGTAGAATAGATGGTTCAGGCGAACCTATAGCTAAACCACAATTTATATTAGCAGATATACTTAAAAACGAACTTAATTATGAGGGTAATGTAGAATTACCTGATGTAGATATAGAAGATAATTGGATTCAAAGTTTTACTCTTAATGAACAAAAAGAAGCTAAATCTTTTGTAGAAGGATTGTTTAAATCGTCAGTTTATATACCTTCTTTTAATAGTAAAGGCGAATTTAAATTCTTGTATATGGTTGATAAAGAAACAGACTTTACACAGTATCCTATTATTAATAATGAAGATATAATTAAGTATTCATTTTCTTTAACTAAATTAGATGATGTTAAAAACCAAGTAAATGTAAAGTATAAAAAAGATTATGGATCAGGAGATTATTTAGAAGAAACAGGATATGGTATCACAGATAATAATGGTACAATTAGACCTACATTAGAAGATGTTACATACACATTTGAAGGTTCTGATAATAATTATGATATTAATTACTATGGATTAAAATCAGAAGATGCTAAATTAGAATTTGAAAGTGAATATATTAGAGATGAATTAACTGCAAGAAAACTACAAAGAAAACTATTAATGTGGCATTGTAATCAACATCTTATAGCTAAAATAGATTTACCTCCAACTTATATGAATCTTGAAATAGGAGATACAATAAGGTTTGATGAGCTTATAGGTGGTAAACTTGCGTTTGGTCAAGATTATACACAAGAGATTATTAAAAATGGGCAACCAGTATATCCAATATTCTTTGTAAATAAAATAACAAAGTCTTTAGATAAAGTAAGTATAGAAGCAGTACAAATACATAGAGGTGAACTTGGCTTTGATGATGAAATGGCTTCTAATTATATTATACCAAACCCTTATGATCAAGATATATATGAACCTGAAGTTGAAAGTGAAAATATATTAAATGTTAATTGGGCAACAGGAACTAATTTTGCAACAGAACCATTAACTGCTATTATAGATACTGATATTCAAGGTGATATTGATGTAAATTATTGGTTGAGAGAAGTTAATGTTCCTGCTGGAAGTGTAGATTTAGAACACGGAGATACGAGTACTACTTATGAAAATGGAAGTTGGGAAATAGGCGAAATACCTCATCTGAATTATACTATATTTGATGAAACAATAATACAAAATGATGATAATTATGGTGGCTCAGTAACATTAACTAATGCAATAGAAAATACTTTAGAATTAGCAGAACAATATGATGGTTTTACATTTGAAATACACTTTACTATGCAAGTAGATATTTATAACGATTTAGCAGATACAAAGTATTTAGATTTTAGTTTTATACCTTTTTTAGCACAAGGTGACATTACAGGCGACCAAGTAGTTAATATTTTAGATATAGTTGCTATGGTTCAATTTATATTAGGTTTAACAGATTTATTAGATGCAGAATTTTCAGCTGGAGATGTTAATGATGATGAAATCATCAATGTTTTAGATGTAGTACAATTAGTGGATATAATTTTAGGAAACCAATAATGAAATTATCAGAAATAAACGAAAAAAATAAAGTTAAAATATCAGAAGGTAATGCTAACATAATATGTAATGATGGTTCTTGCTCTATAGATTCTAATATAGGTATTATGGGTATAGAGATTAATTATACTGGTAAAGCAGAAATAACGCCACAATTACCTGAAGGTTGGTTTTTACAAGGCAGTAATAGTAAAATGCTTATATTTACATTACAACAAATACCTATAGAAAAAACAGAATTATTTACTTATGAAGGATTAGTTGAAATTAAAAGTGTTATTGTTGCAGACATAGAAGCTAAAAAAGTTCCAACAAATATCATAAAAGTAAAACCAAAGTGGGAAAATCAAGATTGGTCAATGAATGTAGAAGGTGTTACTTGGGAAAACTTTAAGGATAAATCTAAAAAAAGCATCATCAATAAAACTAAATACAATTTACCTGATTATGATCTACCTAAAGTAGATAAAACAAAAATTAAAAAAACAAAACGTAGAACAGCAACATCTTCATATACA